GACGTAGGCCATGACGTTCATTTTAGAGACCGGCGCGGGAACACCCGGCGCGACGAGCTACTCCGACGTGGCGTTCGCCCTTGCGTACCTCACCGACCTCGGTCGCGAGACGGAGAACTTGTGGAGCACGCTCGCTGGCGGAGACGACGAGAGGAAGGAACTCCTGATCGAGGGCACCCAGTACATCGATCGCGTCTACGGGGGTTGTGTCGGAGGAAACCGGCTTCGCCAGAAGATCGACGGTCGACTCGCCGAGGTCTACCTGACCATGACCGTCCTACCCGTAGAGGACGAGACCGTTACGATCGGGCTCAAGACGTACAGGTTCAGAGACACCCTCCTCGCGGAGAACGACGTCCTGATCGGCGCGGACATCAACGCCAGCATGGATAACCTTCAGCTCGCGATCGCCGGCGACGTGGGTGACGTGACGCTCGTTCACTCGAAGACGGTCCAGAACTACGAGGTGGCGTCCGGCGTCCAGCCCGACGACACGCTCCTGGTGGTCGCTCAGGCGAAGGGGACGAGCGCGAACCTGATCGTCTCGACCGAGACCCTCACGAACGGCTCGTTCGGATCCGCCACTCTCCTCGGGGGTCTCGACGAGGGACCTCAGCCGCTCATCTTCCCGCGAACCGGCCTGGTGGGGTGGGACCTCAAGGTGGTCACGAGCATTCCCCTGAAGGTGAAGCAGGCCGCCGTGGAGTACGCGGTTCGCGCGGCGTCTACCACCACCACCCTCGCGCCTGACCTGGACGCCGACTCCACCGGTGGGACGGTTCAGAGGAAGCGCGAGAAGGTCGGGCCGCTCGAGGAGGAGACGCAGTTCGCCGAGGGCGGTGGCGTCCGGATCTGGAAGCGCTTCCCCTGGGCCGACGCGCTACTGGTCGAGTTCTGCCCGGACGGCCTAGGCGGAAGGAGGGTGTTCCGGTAGTGGTAGTCCCCGCACTCCAGACCAGGCTCGCCGCGCTGGCGAAGAAGCTGATCGAGAAGCACGGTCGGAGTATCACGCTCTACAAGCGCGAGACGACCGACTCGGACGTCACGAAGCCATGGAGGGCTCCGACGACGGGGAGCGACGACTCGACGACGGTGATCGGCGCGTTCCTACCTCTCTCGGACGGCAGCAACGTATCGAGCATGGCGGCGGCGTTCGGCTTCTCGACGCGAGACAAGGACGATGAGCTGACGAAGCGGTTCGATCAGATCCTACTCGTGGCCGCGACGTCGGACACGAAGGCCATCCTCGGCGAGGTCGACTCGGTGGTCGACTCGGCCGGCGGCACGGCTCGAGCCTGGAAGATTCACGCTCGCCAGGAGCTGGCGCCTGGTGACCTGAAGATCCTCTACGCGTTCGGGGTGGCGGCGTGACTCACGTAGCGGAGCAAGTGGCTCAGGACGCGGTCCTTGGTGATCTGAAGACCGCCTGGGACGCGGATCCGACGGCCTCGACGATCGTGATGCTCCAGGACGATCGGAAGGGATCGAAGCCGGGCCACGACGCCGACGGAGTGCCCCTCCCGTTCGCTCGGGCCTCGATCGCCCACGTCGACTCGGATCGGGAGTGCATCGGCAAGCCGGCGAAGTACGACGAGGAGGCGATCCTCACCGTCCAGATCTTCACCCCATTCGGGGGAGCTCGAGATCTCGGCAACACCCTCGTCGACCTCCTCCGAACGACGTTCCGCGGATCCTCCAACGTCAGCGTTCGCTACAAGGTCATCGGGCCACCGATCCGGGTGGGAGAAACTCCGGACGGCTACTATCAGGTCAACTTTCCCGTGGTCTACGGGTACTTCCAAGAGGGCTGATGGGCAAGAACGCGGACAGGGTGGCGATCGCCGGCGAGAAGCTCATCGACAGAGCCATGAGGAGGCTCGTCATCCGCCTCTATCAGGGCTTGACGTCCGCCTCGCCGGTCGACACGGGATTCTTTCGAGGTCGATGGGTGCCCATCCTGGGCAGGGCAGATAGGTCCTTCACGATCGATCGTCCGGCCGACAGGGTCGTCGCGAAGGCGACCGGGGCGAGACTTTTCGCTAAGCATCAGGCTCTCGCGCTGGCCTTCTCGAAGAGTTACAGGGCGAATCAGGGACCACTCAGCATCGTCAACTCAACGAGTTACGCCATCTTCCTCGATCAGGGGACGTCGAGCCAGGCGCCGGCTCAGTTCGTCGAGCGCGAGACGCGAAGAGCGGTGAGGGCAACCCAGCGGGAACTCGGATAGCATCAGGAGCGAGGTAATCAGATGACACGCGTAGACGTCGAAAGCATCACTCTGAAGTTCGCCGACGAGAGTTCGGTGGGAGTTCTCCCCGGCTCGCCGATCTGGCACGAGGCCGAGCCGGACGACATTCCTCAGTCCGGAGCGGAGATCACGCTGACGGCTCGGAATCCGATGTCGAAGAATCGGCAGGAGCAGGAGCCGATCGTTACCGACGAGGACTCCGGCGTCGAGTACGTCACCGACGCGACGATGACGTCGATGATGCTCTGGCTCGATAAGTTCATGTATGCGCAGTACACGAACTGGGACCTCATCTGGCGCGGCATCGTGGTCGCGGCCACCGGCTACACGATTCCCGCGGCCTCGGCGAATCAGGCGGGGAAGGTTCAGTGGGCAGCCGGCGGCGTGGAGTCACTCTTCTTCGCGCGCGGCTACGCGACCGCGGCGAATAACGGGATCAAGGTAATCACGGCCGACCTTGGCGCCGCCGGAACCGAGCTCACCGTATCCGGCCTCACGGCGGAGGCCGTGCCGCCGGCGAACGCTCGGGTCGACATCGCCGGCGCGCGTTTCTCGACCAGCGACCTCGCTCTCACGGTCAGCGGCACGACCGCCACGCTCGTGTCCGCGGCGGACATCGCCGACTGGTCAACCCTCGGACTCTTTGCCGGCCAGGAGATCCACGTTGGCGGACTGACGGCCTCGGAGCAGTTCTCCGCCGGCGCCGGCCCGGCTCGCATCGCGTCGATTAGCGGTGCGACCCTGAACCTCGACAAGATCGACCCGGACCTCCTGACCGACCCGGGGACCGGCGACACGGTCGACATCCTCTTCGGTCAGTTCGTTCGGAACGTCGCGGTCGACGCGAATGCCGACGGCACGCGCTACCAGGACACGACTCAGCACTCGGAGATCTCCTACCCGAGGTCGGGCACGACGACCTTCTACCAGTACAACGCCGGCCTGTCGGCGAACTCGATTCAGCTCGACGTCCCGCTCACCGACAAGGTCGTGATGACCGTCGGCATGATCGGCACGACGGCCGACGACCTGACCGTCACTCAGAAGGCGACGGGAACCCTGATTCAGCCCGTCGCGAAGACGGCGTTCAATACGGGAGCGAACATCGCGAACCTGAGGACGGACGCGATCGCGACCGCCGACGCGGTCTGCTTCAAGTCCCTCTCGATCACGATGACGAATAACGGGTCACCGGAGAAGTGTCTCGGAACTCAGGGTGCGACGAACGTGAACGTCGGAAAGTTCAATCTCATTCTCGAAGCTCAGGCGTGGCTGACCGGCCTCGACATGGTGAACGCCATCAAGGGTAATACGACGGTCACGATGGACTGGCAGTTCATCAACGCTCAGGGGGCGATCGCCTTCGACCTCCCGTCGGTGAAGCTCGGCGGCGGCGGCAAGGAGTTCCCGAGGAACCAGACGGTCCTGATCAACACGACGGCGAGGGCCTTCGAGGACGCGACTTTCGGTCACTCGATCGGAATTAGTACGTTCGCTGCCTACCCGACCGCGTAAAAAAGCCAACATGGCTTTTGAATTCATGAAGACCCTTCACGTCCCCAAGGGCGAGGGGGGGTGGTCTCGAATGGAGGTTCCCTGGCTCGCCGACGGAGCCTTCCTGCTCGTGGCGTGCGTCAGCTTCGAGAACCAGGAGTTCGTCAACTTCGTCGTCGCCGACCTACCGGACGACGCCGAGGACCTGGAGAAGAAGCAGGATCGATCGACCGCCAGGAAGTACGCCGACATGATCCTGAACGAGCGGCGTCACCTCAGGTCATGGATGATCAAGGGGTGGGGCG